ATTGTTACCATCTTGCAGCCCTCCTTGTTAGCGTGGGGGCTATTACACCCCCACAGTTTAGTTTTCCTTAGCAGTTTATCAACACCATGTTCGAAAGTTTCATGTCCGTGTATTTTTTCTCGTCCGCATAGCTTTCCCTCAGTTCTTCTATCTTCTCCTTTAACGCTACCTCATTCCATCCCTCTCTTCCAATGTTCATCTGCATAAAGTTTTCTACCAGTACGTTTATGTTCCCCTGTCTCGCATCCAGTCGTGCTATTTCTTTCTCCCCCTCGTATGAGTTCACCCATGTGATGTCTCCACTGCGATGAGTAGTAAATAAATACTTCTTCACTGAATCTAAGTTTTCCATATCACCTAAGCGACCTACGCCTATTTGACCTCCTGGCGAATCACTATTTTTATCCTTAGGATAGATTGTTATAAGACCTTTCCTCTGCAGCATCGCTAAGTATCCACTCATCTGAGCTTTTGTCATCTCTACCTTGTATGACTCTAATACTACTTCATCGCTCCAAGTAAATTGCCCACCCGTACCTTTCTCTGCCATTTGAATTACTAACCTGAGCGCTTTCTTTTCCCTATCGTTTAGTTTTACTTCTCTCATCGCAGCCTCCCTTGTTTGTTATAACTTATTAGTTCTATTTATATCTATAAATAAATTATATGTTATAAATCCGATTTCGTCAAGAAAATAATTAAAATAATTCTACCTAAGGAAGAATTCTTTTAACAAAAAACGCTATACCCCGTATGTTTATTGAGGGATAGCGTTATTCGCAAAAGTTTTAACTTTTTATTCGTTAGTCCAAATCATTGAACTTACTCTTGAGTTTTTTATATTTTCTTTTTACCTTCTCAGGCAATGCGTTCTGATGTTCATCAATCAGTTCACAGATGTCCTCTGCTACATCCAAAGCCTTCTTCCAATTCTTCTTCAGACCCACATTGAAGTTCTTATCCTTCTTATCTGGGTCTGTAGCATTACGAACTATCGCAAGACCTTGATGTAGTATCCCGAGAATGGCACTGATGCTAAACATCTTCGTTCTTCGCTTTGCCTAAGTTTGCACCTAGGAAGTTGATAACATCCAGTATGACCTGGAGTATCTTATCATCTACCTTATTCGGTGTCTTAGTTGCGATAAGAGCAAACGTACCTACAACTGTTAACGCTATAGGTATATACGCTATTATCATGTCCACTATTGCTTGAATCTGTTCCATCTCTACCTCCTTGTTTGTTATAACATATGGTGGTAGCCCCCAGCAGGGGCCCCCCAAGCTTGCATTTCATAAATATAAGCGTACCCCTGAGAAGTGCTATAGGGAATTTGCAAATCCCTACCCAGACCCACTACAATCGCTTTCATTCCTGTAACTCCTGACCATCCAGTATCATCTGATATCCACGTTGCTGTAGTTGTCCCCTGAGTTGTTTCAACATATATTATGTCTTGCCAATCACCATTAAAGTATAATTGTATGCCCCATTGTCGATACCCCCCACTTCTTCCTCCTCCAACTGAAGTAAACTTTAGTTTCACCTCTTGTATCTTACTACGGGGAAACCAACATATTGAGGATATAGACCCTCCAGCAGTCACCCCAAGAGCGTCCCACTTGCCCCGATAAGACGCATCGTTAGCATCATTCATATCAGCGATTGCCCCTATAGTAAAAGAACCTCCTTCTACTACTACTAGGTCTTGATTATAAACAAGGTCTTTTGAAGGCATTATGCTATCTCCACGTCGAGTTGAATTGAAATATCTTCACCCTCATAGAGCGAACCTATCTGGTCTACTCCTATAGTCACTTCATCCCCGGATGCGATAGTCGTTGTATCAAATACTTCTCTGATAACCGTTTCGGGGGTTTCATCTCCTGATGGAAGTATTATTCTGTTCCACTGACTGGACGCCCAGATAGATGAACCATTAACGTCTACGTCTACTATGACTGAGTCTCCTGAAGAAGGTTTCTCTATATAACCTCTTGCACTCTTTATAGTAGCGTCGAAAGGCATTATGAAAGTTCCACTGGCGTTGTCCCCAGACTCGGGAGACCCTGGAAGATACCAAAATAGTGACCTTCCTACTACGTCTGAAACTCCTGCTCCGTATATCGTTCCCGAGTTAATCTCTAACCCGTCTGTACCGTCTAATTTGAATCCAGTAACTCCCTCCACATAATTGTCACTTCTTATGTCTCCCGATTCGTTTATGACTATCGAGCCTGCAGCTAAGGTACCTGCTATTAGTTTCGTAACTGAAAGGTTAATGATATGAGCGTTGTTTATGATAGCATCTCTGATTTGAGCAGACAGTGTTAGTATCTCCCCGGCATAGAGATTTCTGGCTTTTATGACTTCATCGCCAAACATGTCTGCTGTTAGCGTCTTATATTCGACGGATACAACGTTTGAAGCATCTCCGCTACCATAAGTATCCACCCCGTAAACTCTGTACCATCTCTTATCGGTCAGCAACCATTCTGAGGTAGCATCTGGATTAGTATCCCAAACAGTGTCTCCTGTTATTGTTCCTGCGACTGCATCGTATCCTATAACCTGTCTAGTTTGTCCTCTTCCAGTACCTCTTGTTATAGCTAACTGGTCTCCCTCAAACCTCCTATCTCCAGAACCTACTAACTCTGTTGCAGTTAGAGTGTCATTTGTTCCACTATCCCCACTACCAGCAACTGGAGGGTCTCCTAGGATTGTTGCTCTGGTTCCTACTACCTTTGACTCTAACCAGTCATCCCCACTCCCCCATGTGTTATTTCTCGATACGTAGATGTCGTAACTTACAAGGTCAGGGTCTGTAACGTCTACCCAGTTTAGTTCTGCAAACCCAAACCACACTAGTGGTTCTATAACGGGCGCAGCAGGAGCAGCATTGGTAGGTGTAGTACTGGCCGAAGAGACCGAGTAGTTACCACTCCTGTCTATCGCCCTACAATAATAAGTACCAGGAGCGCGAGAACCTGGACTTATTATTGTGTACGTATCCGCCTGACCCCTAAATACGAGATTAGAAACATCACCAGAGGCCCAAGTCACATCAGTAGTACGTATTTCATATCCCCACAGGTCTACATCTGTATTGGGAGTCCAAGCCAGTGTTATCTCGTTCGTAAATGTATTCGTAAGTCCCTGAACAACTGCTGGGGCACCTTGTTTACCTAAAGTGATGATGTTAGCAGAATACGCACCATCGGAAATATAGTCTCTCGTGGAGACTGTCTTAACTCTGATTATATAGGTTGCCTGACTTTCCACATCTGGAATAGTCATATACTCATCTTTCGTATACCCTACCACTGTATATCCATCATCTCCTGATGTCCATACATTGATGAATAAACCTAGGTTGAGGATTGGGTCATCTTTGTAATCCTCTAACCTTGCTAATTCACTATCTCCTACCTTCCTTAACTCCACTTGGTAGTAATCGAAGTATTCAAATCCTTGCTTTATCCCATCCCAAGTAACTTCCAAATCTGAAATAGCTGCACCATCGTGATTGAAATAAACAGTCTCTTTAGCATCCACGTCTGTTGGATTTGGAAGAGGTTGCGTTTCATAATCTGTTAATGGTAGAACTGGACGGGTGTAGTTGGATAAGTCCCCTCCATAACTGTCAGTATAGAGAGTACCATAGTGCTCCCTACATTCTATCAACCTATTGTCATCATCCATTTCGGCTATAGACAGTATTCTGAATTGCTTCTTATCCCAATTGTAATCGGGTAAAGTTACAGATATGACATCTCCGGGTTCACAATGTACAGCTAGGATAGACGTTTTGAATGTTAGGTTAACCCCAACGACCCGGGACATTCGCAGAAAGAAGTTTGCTACTCTGAGTGCTTGACTCTGTCTGGTGATTCCCATAAGTTGGACTTCTGTACCTACTACTCCTCGTCCTCCCTCTAAGTCGTTTCTCAAGACCTGGTCATTCAAGTCTTCTGCAATGGCGTAAACTTTCGTATATTCATTCTCGGGGTCTAAGAAGAGAACCTTTATCCTATTGTAGAACTCATCCTTACCCGTCATTGAGAACTTCGCACTATCCTGTATGATAGTATCTTCATCAAAGTCCTGAGTTGATACTTCTTCCTTCTCTACGTTAAGAAACAGTTTACCTTGGGCCCACACTAGGAACCCTCCAAAGGTAGCAAGTATCTCACCTAGGATATCTAACTGAGACCTCTGAGAGTCAATTACCATATCCAGTTCGAATCTATTCTCTAACCCTCCATCCCCATCTTCTACTTGACCATCACAGTAAAGGTATGAATTGTAGAAACTGGTGAAGTCGATTACATCGTCACCCAATCCACATCCATATCTTTGATTAGTCAGAAAATCCAATACGCAAGCGGATGGATTATTGGAGTACTTTGTATTGGTCCAATTGAGTGCTGCATAAGGAGTTCGTACTTTCGTTCCCGCTACAGTTGAGGATACAACGGGGTTACCACCTTTTAGTTTGCTCCCAGCAGTAAGAGTAACCGCTAGATAAGCGAACCTTCTCATACCGTATAACTTACCCGCGAACCTCTCATCTTGGTCTTGGGTTTCAGTTCCTAGGTACGCAGTATAGGAACAACTTCCAATATCCTCTATTGGAGTGTCGTTTACTTTAACATCTGTTATACTTGTAACTTCTCCCATACAGATACAAATCGCTCTCTTTACTGAAGCACCAGGTTCACTTTGGTAAACATTGTTACCATACATCTTCAGTGTGCCGTATAGAATCGGAAGAGGTAACTCTGAAGTAGTTGTATTCTGAAGAGCACCAAATCCATATCGTGGAGAAGAACCACCCGCACCAATAAGGTTACCGCCACCAACTGCTCCAGACTTCGGAGCAGTCATCATACCGTAAACTACAGCGGCTCCGGCAGCGACAATTACCCAACCTATAATGGCATATGTTACAGCGGTGGCTGTTACAGGCATCCTACCACCTCCAGGCCGTATCTAAACTTCCCCGTCCAATAGTCACTGAGGGAAGATATACAACTCTTTCCTACGTGAGGCATATACAAGAACTTATTATCCCCCAGATAGGCAGCGGCCAACTCTATTCTATCCTTCCCACTTATGGAGAAGAATATTAAGTCGTTTTCCTTTAGGTCTTCTATCCTATCTCTCCTATGTCCTCCGGCGGTAAGTTTTGCAATCTCATCATTGAATTTTCTTGCTGTGGTAAGTATAAAATGTCCGTCAAACTCATAATCGGGAAACTGCTCTTGTGCCTGGGTTCCCAATTCTCTATAATAGGCTATCAATAGAGTTACGCAATCCATGCCCTCCTCTAGTGTTTCCCCTTTGAGTTTATACTTAACTCCTACATACTTCTGCACTCTGTCATTTATCATTTTATCACCATATTCTCAGGGATGGTATGAAAGCCCCCGAAGTTTGCTTCGTTGCCATAATCGCCACTGCACATGAATAACGTCTTATCGCAACCAGTCCGCACCGTGTATGTATCTCCCACTGCTGGTGCATAAGGCATAGGGTTGTCTAAAGTAATCTGTCCTACTATACTTGTATCTACTGTTTGTCTGTACCCGTCATTCTGACCCGATGTGAATCTTACGTAACCTCTTCTCCAATACCTATCTGCCTCCGTTACATCAACTCCTTTAAGTTCAGTTGTAGTACAATCAGCGTCACATGTCTTACTTTTGCTGTACGCAGCATCTGCTACATTTACTCCACACTCCTCTCCCCCGAACCTCCAATTGCAAGGTAACTGATACCATATGTGAGGGGCTTTCTTCTTCAACGAACTTATCCTTGGAACTACATTTATGGATAACCATTTATCGTCTACCGCTGGAGAATCCATTAGACCATCGAATATAGTAACAGCATCTCCTGAGGACCCCAATACGTTAGTGAATACCTGTCGGATAACTATTCGTCTACCTCTGAACTCATTAGCCTGTAAGTATCCTACCAAACTCTTATCTACATTGGATATTCCTACTCTCACTCTGTCTATGTCTAATCCCAAAGAAGACTTCGCAGAACTTCTCGAACCTGGTACTGGTTGATAAACTGCAGCATCTCCCGAAGCAGCATTGAAGAAGCTAATACTCTCCGTGTTGTTAGCCACGAAGTAATATGTAGTTGTGTCCAGATAGAGGTCAATCAATTCGACTGGTCTATTGTGGTCACCTGATGCAGTTGTCTTAAAATCTTGAGTTAAGTTTCTCATAACACCTCTACCAAGTCAATGTCAAAATTCCAAAGTTTGTAGGCGAATTGTTCTCGCGACAACTCATCCCCACCAAACCTAACTTGATAGTAGAATCTATAATCTGTTGCCATTACAAGTTCAGCACTTCCTGGAGCTACAGAGAACTCTATTGCGCCCGTAGTATAGTTCACCGTATAATCAGAAGCCTCTGTTACTGGAGTACCATCTACGGTTAAATCACAATCACCACTCTTAACTGGATACCTATCGAACTGAAAGGATTTCTCCGAACCTGTTCCAGTTCCTACATGTTCATCTCCACTTTGGGAGATAGGACTTTCATCTGTAGCCTCCCAATAGAAGCTTTCTCCCTTTCCTGACTTTCCATTGAAGAAGTTGTATAGGTAATCAGACTGCTCTGTGTTCCTTCCAGTTGCTCCCCATTTGAATCTATGTTTCGGACGAGTCCACTTAGAACGTCTTTGCTCCTTACCACTCATAAATGGAGAGACTAACGTTCGATATATCTTTGTTTTCTCATACGATAATACAATATCTCCTGTAAAGATTTCTGCACTCATTATATTAAGTTCTCCCTCATTGCACCTCTAAGCGGTGTATTGTTCATAACTGCCCTTCCAACGACTATTTCTATAGCTTCTGGATTCGATTGAACCAGATTAGCAAAACTAGGCGCGTCTACCGCTTGGATGTAATAGTTGTGGTTCACAACATTTCCTGAACCTGCTCCTGTTGACTCCCCTCCACCTGAGGGTCCTCCTAGAGTTAAGTTTCCCGCTCTTATCGCAGATGCGAAACTCTTAGGAACTACCATCTCTCCTGGGGTTAGACTTGCAGGGACACTATCTGTACCTGCTGCAAATCCTTGTGACATAATAGTTGCTACCTGTACTGCTCCAGCAGCTCCTGCAGATATTACGCCCATCATATTGAGAGGCCATCCAGGTGGTGCTGCTAATGCAGCAGTAACTGCAACCGCTGTATTTATTATAGCCTCTCCTACCCTGAGAGCTTTTATGACCATTGCATACTTCTTACTCTCTCCCTGGGCTATTTCAAATAGAGACGCTACTGAACCCATTGTTTGAGCAGTGGAGCTCATAATTGCTTGAGCATTCGCTAAAGCTACCTTCTTTACCATTTCCTGTTGTGCTGCTAGCAACTCCATATATCTATCACCTGCGGCCTCTCGAATTTCTTGAATCTGTGTCTCCGCCAACCAAATAGCTGCGACCTTATCCATCTCTCCTTGAAGTATTGCTATTTTTTCTTGTTCTTTCATATACGCAGTCTTCTCATGAGCCTCTTCCATTATAGCAGCAATTGCTGTGGTTCCTTCTAAGACTAACTCAGCTTCTTTTGTGTTCGAAACTCTTAGTATCTCAAGTTTCTTATTAGCTGCAAACTCCTCTTGACTTTGGCCCTCCCAAGGGTCCCCTCCTGAAACAATTGGAGTTGTTGGTGTTGGAGCTCCTCCAGTATCTTTTTTTACTCCACTTACTTTATCTATAGCGTTATTGACGAAAGCAACCGCTCTGCTTCCTACTTCTGCGCCTCCTGGAAAGATTGCATCTAGGATACCATCCTTAACTGATGTAAATAGTCCCCCCCTTATCATATCTGGTAACTTCCTCATAGCCAATGCTATATTTTGCATAGCGCTAATTAAGGGAGTTTCCTTTGCGATGAACCCTCCTACTTCTATATTCATCATATGCCAAGAAGCAGCTACTTTATCCAATTTCTTCTTAGTCGTCTCCATCTGAACCTTTAACGCCTCTTCCGTGATACCCTGCCTATTCGCAAACTCTATAGCAAACTTTCTCGTCTCATTCATCTCTTTAGTTGCTGCTATCAATCCCTTCAAGGCTCTAACCCTAGGTAACATACGTCCTAATTCTTCTTTCCGTACCTTGCCCATCTCTTCTAAGATGTCTAAAAACTTACCTTGTTTTAAGGCCTCTTGAGTAGTCATATCGAACCAATCTTGAGACTTCGCTTGTAACTCTTCGGTAGGTTTCAACAGACCCTGCATAATACCTGTCATCGCTGTAGCGGCTTCATTATAGTTACCCATCGAGACAGTCATCTTAGCATACGCGGCCATTGTATCTTCAGCAGAAATCTCTAAGTCACTTGCCATTGGTAAAAACCTACCAGCAGCAGATGATAACTCACCTATAGTCGCTCTGGCTCTAACCTGTGCTTTAAATAACAAGTCTGCAGCGTCAGCAGCACCGTTAAGAGAACTCCCGTACGCCTCCATTAGAGTTACCAACCCCTGAGTCGTTGCTTCCATATCCGAACCACCAGCGACAGCTAGTTTAGAAGCAGCAGCTAAGATGTTCAAAGACTCTGCAGTATTTCCTACAGCAGAATGTATGTCAAAACTAGACTTAAGGAGCGATTTAGTAGTCAGTCCATAGGTTACCGATAATTCCTTAATAGCCTTCTCAAACTGTTTCACATCTCCAGTATTACTACCCATTAGAATAGCTATGTTGGCCAATCCCTTTTCGAAGTCTGCAAAAGCATTCAATGATTTCATAGCCGCCATAGCCACACCAGTAATAACTGCGGCTACCGCCATCCAATGAGTCTTTAGGAACTTTGCTGCTTTACCTCCGGCTCGTCCTGCTCCCCTCATAGCATTTCCTGCCCTCGTGGAGAAGTTTCGGATTGACCTCTGAGCGGAAGCTAATCCTGCTGCAGTAGCATTCCTGGCTTTGACAACTAATTCTAACGCTCTTTGATTCAACATATTTACAAGTCCTTCTCAGCTACAGTTACTGTCTTTATTGGTCCTTGACCACTAGGTCCTTTGTGCTTCATCGCCATCCTTTGCTTTTCGAACTCTCTACTCATGTGGTCAAATACTCTACTCTCAATTATTCGAAAGTCTACCATATCTTTTTGGTCTTGGTCATAATACCCACCCGACCTAGGTAAACATCTTAACTCTCCATCAAGTGTAGGGCTACAAAACAAGTAAGTCACTAGAGCCTGGGGAAGCTTCTTCAATTGCAACTGTTCACAAACAGCTTGAGAAGACATCCCCGACAGCAGTAACTCAGTAGCCCTTACGAGTTTTTTTCTTCCTCGCTCCTCTTAGATGTCTTCCGGAGACCGTTATCTTCATCAATCCTCTTCGCGAGGAACTGTTGAACAATAGAAGGAAGAAGTTCCTTGTTAGCTGAATTACAAGTAGCATCCTTTCCTTCTACCAACTCCACGTTTCTCCAACTTACAATGGCCAAGTCAATCTTCAACCTAGTTGCTGTTCCACCAAGATAAGCAAAAGTTTCATCTCCCCTACTGACAGTTATCTCATCATCAATAGAGTTAACTTCTCCTGCACTTAGTTTCCTCAGCATAAACACTGGTTGCTTATCCTTAGCTACATCTTTCTCCTGATACACTACCTCATATGACTCTTTTACATTTACTAACTTCATATCTCTCCTCCTGTGCGCCCTTTTAGGTTTGCGCCCGTTATACTACTGTCAAAGTTAACACATCGTTATCTGTGTCATCGATGTAAGCAGTAAAGTTAAATGTTTCTGCAACGTAATCTGTCTGACTAGACAACGGTGACGATGAATTGTCAAACAATACCTTGTTCATTTGGAGCTTGAATGAGCTCGAATCTCTGGAGTATGTTGCTTCCAGTTTCGTGGGAAGTTCACTTAAGAACTTATCCAACTCATCAGTATCCTGAAACAGCTTCGTAAAGCTTCCTGTTATTACAACTTTAGTTGCTGGTATGCTTACTCTCTCTTTACCTGTGGTATAGAGGTCCGTAACGAGATTGTTGTTTATCGAAAGCGAGAACGAAGTTATATCTGTGTTCGCTACGTCATCGAATTCGAAAACAGCATCGTTATGTAGATACGGGTCATCCCCAGAAGTAAATGATGCTGAACTACCCTGAGTAAGCTTCTGATAACCTTTACCTTCTAGTGTGGCTACACACTGGAGAGGATTAGATTGCGAAGAAGTAAACTCAAGAGAACTCACCATGTCTCCTGAAGTATAGATATCTGCTGTCTCTCTATCAACGTGTAAGACCAAAGAACTTAAAGGTCTATCCGGTGCGTAAGGAGACGAAGAACCACCTACACCCGCTATCCACCACTGTTCGGGTCCTGAGGGAGTTACTGGAAAAGTTACTGAACCTGCTACGGCAACATTCATTAATCTTCCACCAACCTGTGCTGGTGTATCCATAACTCTGTCTCCGTAGTAATAACTTTTGGTAATTTGTAGGTCTTCACTGTAGATTGATTGATACTCAGTTACTGCTCCTCCACTACCAAAGCTTAACTCTTTCCTTATTCCCATGTACCCTTGTGCTGCAATTGGAACTGTCATTGTATCACCTCCTTTTTTATTTAGTTATATCTTTTACCTTTTGTGTGAGTTTTCCATCTCTGCAAAACTCATCATGGACCATTGTTATTATCTCTTTCATGGACCACCTTCTCCTCATCAGCTCTGGTGGAAAAACCTTCGTACCGAAGCCTTCGTCACCGATACCTTCGACGGTCTTTTTTCCAGAATTTTCTTTGCCTGACATTTCCCCTCCTTATTGCTGTAGAGTAGATTATAGCCTCTTTGTTTGTACCACGCATAAAACTCCTTAAACTTTTCGTTCTCTGGGATATGGCTTAGCAATAAAGCTAAGGGTAAGGCCCATTTGTGCTTCGATATGAAGCCAAAGAACTTCTGAGTATTGTTTACGAACCTCGCATGACGGGGTTCAAACTTCAACTCAGTTTTGTCAAAGAAGTTGGGGCTAAAGTCATCTACGTTACATTCCCACAACCCCAATTCCTCACACTTCTTTCCTAACTCTAAGTTTGGATAGGGTTGAAAAATAGATGCCCAAGCTACAGCAGGTTTACAAGCGATGTTCAACCTAATTGTATCTAAGATGTCCTTTCTCGTTTCTGTGGGCGCTCCTATCATGTTCTCAGTTCTGAACTTCATCTTATGCTTCTTCAATAAAGCTACTCCAGCAAGAATCTTCTCATTAGACATATGTCTGTTGAGCAACTCTTTCCGAAGTCTTTCAGAACCAGACTCTATAGCAAAAGTCACACCCGTACAACCTGCATCTTTCAATAGGATAATCTTCTCTTCTGTTATCCTGTCTATTCTTAACTGTGCGTGAAAAGGAACCTGAACTTCATCCTTGTACATTAGCATCAGTGCTGTGAAGTTCGGATTAGAAGTAAACTCGTCATCCTGGAAGTATATCATCTCCAAAGGAAACCTCTTCAAATCCTTACATTCGTCTATTATGTTCCTGGCACCTCTAAATCGTACCAGCTTTTGCTTCTTTTCCCTGTATAACTGCTTGTATAACACGTTGTAACAATACGTACAGCTAAATGGGCAACCCCTCATTGTCATAACGCTTTTAATGGGATTGTCTCTATTCCTATCGTACTTGTAGAGTAAATCTCTATCTGGAAATGGTATAGTGTCTAAGTCTTGTACCAAATCGCAAACCTCTCCACAATTAAACTCTCTACCATCTTCTATGCAACTAAGAAGCTCTGGAAGTGCCTTCTCGGCTTCTCCTCGTATGATGTAGTCGATACACCTCTCCTCTAATACCTCTGGGAAGTAAGTTGGATGAGGTCCACCAAATACAGCAATTGCATTTTGGAAGTACGTCTTCAGCAGATTGTTCAACTTTATGTAGTACTGATGTGTTCCCGTTGTTACAGAATACGCTAGGATGAACTTTTCGTCATGTAAATCTCTCATCTCTTTAGGAACAGTTATATCCCCATTAGTCTTTACCAAGTCTACCTTGTGCCCTTCCTCTTTGAGGACAGAACTCAGATAGCCTATACCTAAAGGCTCGATAAGAAAATCATCCATTACGAATACTACTCTCATTCTGACAACCCCTTTATTACATCAAGTATCGCAGACGCTTTCGTCTTGTTGATACATTTACCATTCACTTCCTTCGGGAATCTGCAATTAGTGTGACACCTTATTTCTTCACACTGTGGAAGGGTTTCTGACAATACGTTGATTACGTTCTCCCCCCAAGGTCCAGATGTTTCTGGAATTGTAGAACCCTGAAGTACTATTGTAGGTGTTCCTGAGGATGCTGCTACAAAACTCAGTCCACTATCGAGACCCACAAAGCATAGTGCCTTCTTACATAACGCTCCTACCTGAGAAAGAGTCAACTTCTCTCTTACATCGAAGAACTTTACGTCTTCCTTATCCACAGTACCATTAGCAGGTCTATCTGTAGTTGCCCCTACCTGAAACACTGAAAGCCCCATATCTAAGAGACGATGAGTAAGTTCTTCGAACTTATCCCAATCCTTAGTAGGAACCCCAGATGTAGTATGAACTACTACATACTTGTTCTGTTTGTTTATATCGAGCACTCTGTCTACTGCTGCATAGTCGTGCTCTGATAAAAAGAGTTGTACTTTTTCCCCTTCTTCTCTTGCAGGCAACCTACATCTGTCTAAATAATAATCTACCAGATGCTGATGCCTTAAATGGTCTAACTGATGCCATATCGTATCCTCTTGAGTTATTTGCTGAGGGATAAGAACATCGTCATAATTCCATAAACCTTGCTTGTCAACAACCATCGTTAAAATGGCTTCCCAATTCTTTAACCAGTTTGGAGAAGTGTAAATCTTACTTACCCTAGGATTACCAAAGACTATGTCTTTGTATGCTTCATCCACGTATACATCTACCTCTGGTTCTTCGTACTTCTTATAGATACCATCTATAAGGTTATGCACTAGAAGAACGTCCCCTAATGTCCTCGTAAGGACTATTGCTATCTTTTCCTTACCCATTACTGCTCACCTCCGATTACTTTCAGTATCTTTACCGCTGCGTCATGCCATGTCCTGGCTTTCGCAGTCTCTGCATTAGCTAAACCCATAGCTTTTGCTTCCTCTTTATTAGTGAACATATGGCGCATTGCTTTTCGTAACTCTTCCACATCTACACTAGCCCACTTATGGTTCAATGCTTCAGGGCACTTCCTAATATAATCCACACTCGATATTTGTTCTAATGTGTAAGAAAGGTTGTGTCCCTGAAAGCCCAGTTCTGATAAGGAGGACCAATTGGTCGCTATTATGGGTAACCCACAGGCCATCGCCTCTAACACAGGTAATCCCAAACCCTCACCTCTACTGGGTAATACTAAACAATCACATGCTCGATACAGATTCGCTATATCGGGCGTTGTTACTTTATCTCCAAAGAACAGTATCTTAGGTGGATTAGCTACCCATGAGGTAGATAACTCCTTTAGTCTGCTTACGAGTCTTCTTCTTTGTTGCATACCAAAGCCCCCATAGTGCGTTTTAAGTACTAAGCAAACATCTTCGTTTGCCTTGAACTCTTTCGTAAACGCTTCAAGGAGAACTTCAAAATTCTTCCTTTCTGTAAAATCACCATTGGCTATAAACGTGAACTCTTTCTTATTGAGAATGTTCGCTTTAAGGCCATCGACCTTAAACTCCTTCTCTATCCCCCAAGGAAGAATATGTATCCTATCCTTATCCAACCCTGAGTTCTGAGCCCATAAGTCCCTGTTGAAGTTACTAAACGTAAACACTCCATCAACGGCTTGTAATTCCTTCTCCCAAGGTTCGGGTAATCTATCTGTCTCAAATAGAGTATAGATGTACCTCTTACAGTCTGCAGGTAACCTATCAAGTAATCGCTGTTGTGCTCTCTGATGCATTATCGCTGGAGTACCTGGTTGAACTTTCTGATTCATCATTCTTTGTAACCTACGTGCTACATCTTCGTCTAACGATATCTTTTCTCTGTTCCAAGTAGTGGATTCATCCAAAGCTATACAAACACCCATCTTATCTAACTCAATGAGCATAGCTCTTGTCATTACTTCATATCCTGATTGCCCTGCAAAGGGTCCGTGCCAGATTAACTGGTTCATACTCCTACCTCCTCTAATATCATAGGATACTTAGTGGGCGATTCTAACTTATCGAAAAACGCCACCCATTGTTCTCCCACCTTTGTCCACGTATGGTCTAAGGCAAATCTATACGCCTTATCTGCGCAATAAGTTCTGCCTCCCTCATCCTTATACATCTGTTGCATTGCTTCTGCTATTGCTCTAGGTTCTGGTACTGGTCTTTCAGTTAGGTATCTCCCTGTTAAGTAATGTCCCGCCTCTACAAGAAAAGACCTTTCCTCTCCTCCTAACTCTCCTGTTGCTGACTCGTTAAGAACTAACGTTGGTACCTTAGCGGCCATTGCTTCAATAACAGGAAGACCAAATCCTTCTCCCCCTATTGACACCAAAGCGTTTGACATATTGTACAGTATGTTCAGTTCTGGTTTAGATATCAACTTCGAAAAGCTACTCCCCCTTGCTATCTGAGAAAAGAACACTATTGATTGAGAACCCGCTAAATCAAACGTTGCAAGTAAATCATCAATGTTATGCCCTGCAGGGTCATAAAAGTAAGTGTGTGGCCAAAGTACTGCCCCAGGACACATACCTTCTTCTTGTACTATCTTCCAAGCCTTGAATAACTCAGGCCAATTCTTTCTACCCTGATTTCTTGCAACACAGAGAAATATGAACCTATCCTGAAAAGTGTATCTACCTCTAAACTTCTTTTTTACTTCTGGAGGTAGAGGATAATAATCTTTCTCATTTACTCCATGATAGATTACAGGTAACTTACCCTCCAAGAAAGGAAAACTCTTCAGTAGTGCGTCTTTACCGAAATCTGTATACGCAATCACTCTATCCATAGATACTACGACCTTACCCCAAAAGTTAGGTAAACCCCCACCTATCTTTTCTCCGTCTACGGCTAAGTAACCTACCCACGAGAATAAGTTTCTACTCTTGCATTGGTTAGGGTCTGTTAAGTAATCGTAAAACCAAGGGTCACCAATTGTCAGAACCACATCTGGTCTTTCTCCATAAACAACTTGGTCGAAGATATCCTTCCCCCAAGAGTCTTGTTCTGTTGGTATAATTTTGAATGGATACTGGTCAGGGTCAACTTCCCTACTACCACAGGCCAGATAAATGATTTCATGCCCTGACTCATGCAAGACAGTAGCAATCTCTCCACCTACCTTTGCCATCCCTGTGTGTGAGCAAGGATTTTCTGTTAATACTAATATTCTCATCTTACCTCCTTAAGCTCTTTCGAGCTCCCGTTTGTTTTAAGAGGATAGGAACAACTTCCTACACTCTAGTGAAATAGTAGCAACTATCAAATATATGTTATCTCCATACGGAGTTGTTATGTAGCCAGTCACACTTGGTTGACATGGTGCACTCAAGTATGAGTCAAACTTATTGTTCCTAACTACACTTAGAACGTTTTCTACTAATTCTGCTGACTTGTCTACAGCGTCTTCCTGTATCTCATAACTTCTTGCACAGTATAATTCTACCGTATGAGTAACTTCTCTTTTATGAGATGACGACCAAGTCTCTGGAGAACTGACTGGGGCAATACCTACGAAGGGGAATTGGTCATTTCTTAATGGTGGTAAAGATTTAGGAGCTACCTTCTGAATACCTTGCGCAGGGACATAATCAAGAGCCCCAACTGTCCTAGCTGCGGTTAATGCTGTTTTGATATTAATAAGTAGTGTTTTCATATCTTCTTCTTCCTCCCGGTCAGAATATACCTGTATGTAATTTCCTAAGTTAAGAATCTCTCTACCGTCTGCATCAACTAGAAATAATAACTCCATTCCTCACTCCTCCGTTAAAACTTCACCATCTTACCGGTTAATGCCTTTCCTATATAATCTGTGAGTACCTTACTTATCCTTCTTTTATCTTCCTCTTGAAAGAGTAAAAACTTCCTCTGGGGTATTACGGCCTTTCCCTGTACTCTACCAAAGTTATGTGTTGCTGCATATGCTACTGAAGTTCCTATCGCTACTTCCTTAGTACCTCTAACCTCGTAATTAATGCTATTCTTTAAAGTACCGGTATCTTGTAGAATAGTAGAACTTCCCTTTCTTCTCTGCTTTACAGTACTGGGAGCGAGAGCTTTCCACTTAGCAGGTCTACCCTCTTGACGAAAGTTATCATCAACACTTCTTTGCATCAACATACCTATTTGCTTCATGGGTATGACAAGATTGCTCATCTTCCTTCCCAATCCCTTAAGATACGTATTCACCTGTTGCGAATTATCGTCAATTGACAATATTATCATTTAGTCCTCTCATCTACTATGTCATCCAACAAGTCAGGGTCTACTCTCTGGTTTTCTAAATCATCCATATCACATACAGGTGTATAATCTCTGTTGTGACTTACCTTTGCTCCTAAGGGAGAAGATATCTCAGGTAACTGCATTTCGAATTCTGCTATCTGGTCTAACTCCTTAATAGGTTCTTCACAGTATCTTTCTCTCCTGTTCTTATCCAAAGGATCACTACCTGGATTCTTCCTAGTGAGAATAAAACACATTGACAACTTATTTGCTATTTCATATAGCAATGCTGGTTCACTTCCTGATGCCCAAGGTACCTGAGATGGATAAGACGACTCCAGTTTACTATTAATAGTCGCATATGCATTTCTCTGTGCCCTAGTAATCAAAGCACCAGAGAGTTGGGCCTCCCCCATATAGTTATTATGGGTGATTGCTAACCCTCCATTCATATCCGCTCTTATGTCTCCACTGCTACCGTAGTACTCCATCTTTCCTCCTTACCAAGCCTTATCGGCTTCATCCCAACGTTTACATGCAGTTACAAGTACTTCTTGCTTTGCTTGTAAATCTGCTGCTGGGCTACCGACAGATTGTAAATACCTTCTCAACTGCACTTTGCTCATAGAGTCAAAGTCAAAGGTTACTGTTTCTTCTTCTGCCTCTATAGTCTGAACTACGGGGCCCCCTTCTTTGAGTCTCTCTTCTCTTTCCTTCAATACCTTAGGGTCGTACTTTATACCTAGTAGAGGTCTTCCTGCTTTATCATCTTCAGCATCATATCTATCTTTCTCTCGAAAGAAGTCCTCAACCCAATTACCACAGGCACAATTAGCAGGAAATGGTAATTCTACATATTCTCTACCACATTCCTCGCAAATCCATTTTGTATTGACTTTAGTAGATTTGTCCATTGTTCACCTCCTTTTACTGTGTGTAAATCCTTCGTATACGTTCAGTTCGTAACCACAGGGTTACATTACTGCTGTTCAATTTTAGTACTTTCCGTCTAGTTTGATGTTGCCCTTATTATCTACCATCTTCTTTACTACTTGTTCATCTGTTCCAGTCATTCCCGAGATAGCAGCTTCATTAAAACCATCTTCTGATAGCTCTTGTACCATCTTCTCTTTCTTAAACGTTTCCCTATTACCTTTATCAACCTCTCCATACTGCTCTTGTGCTTCTTCAGACCATTGACCCATTCCCTCTTGTGCTGATTTCTTCTTTGGTCTATTTGCAATTATGTGACTGCGTTTATAGTCGTTCTGATAAAAGCCGGCACCTTTAAGTATGAATCCACTTCCTCCACTTATCAACCTCTTAACCTTTGCTCTACAATGAGGGCACCTAGGTAACTTCTTTTCATTCATTCCCTGGGGTACTTCGAACTCTCCACATCTCTCACATTCGTATTCATATGTAGGCATCTTTTACTCCTTTAGTGCTAGTGGGGGTTTTTACACCCCCACCAGTCTATCCTTAGATGTTACGCAAGAACATTATCAATCAGATAACCGGAGTTAGTAGCTACCAGTTTCTCATCCTGAATCATGCTCGGCTGAATAACATCACCGTCTCTTTCGTTATCCCTCCAGGTCTTAACTATAATACCATTCGATGTTCTGAATGTATAGCCAAGAGAAAGAGCCTCAAGTGAAGGTGAAGGTTCCGAGTAACATACAAGTACGTCATCGTCCCAAATACGCGAAATAGAAGCACTCTGCCCCTTCTTCGACGTATCTTCAGTCGCTTGAGCGAGAATGACTTTCAGGCCCCAAAGGACCGGAGGAAGGTCACCGTTCACAAGAAGTTCCTGGCCACCAGAACCCGTAATCGTGTATCTGATTAGGTTCCTGACGGTTGAGTCTTTCTTCACAACGTCTTTCACTTCGTCATTCATACATAAGATATTCGCCTCGACACCGGCATTCAATCTGACACTAGCTTTCGCAGTATCAATATCGGATTCGATAATCGGACTAGTTCCATCCCATTTAATTGCTGGGACAGCACTTGTAAGAGAAGCACCAGCTATCAGTGCTTTCGCCCTTTTTTCATAACCGAGCATCAGCCACTTCATCAACTTCTCAGTGGTTGTGATTTTCGGTCTGATAGGCGCATCAGCGTTCCTGACAATCCTGTCAGGAACAAGTTTCCTTAACGCATATTCTTCACAAGAATATGTTCCTGTCGACACATCCCACTCTGCCTCGTTCGCAGGTGCTCCTATTGCTCGATGAGTATCCATTTCCCGCATCTCTTCTCTCGAAAAGATGTAGTACTTGTCACTTTCTTTAACGACCTTTACAACGGGAAGTAGCATCTCAGCAACGAACGCGAGGTTACGATACTTAATCGCAAGATTGGTGAGTGGCGTGCTTACATGAACGTTTGCTCTTTTAGGCATGGCCTAACACCTCCCTTTAGATTTTTTCCTCACGGATGTTTACATAGGCGGTAACTATATCACCACTAGCTGTAGGTGCTTCTTCATAATGGCCAACAACGCCATCTCCAGAAGTCCAAGCCGTAGGTGTAGATACCTGACCGGTCGCATCATGAATGTGCAACATGTCACCGATAGAACCTGCAATCGCTGCGCGAACGTAGCTCTTACCTATCTGCATAACATTTACAACATCACCTGATGCTGCTGCGTCATCCTGAACGATACCGGCTATGAGATTGTCACCACTGGCGGCGGCATTAGTAACATGCCCTTCCTGACCAGCTGCGCCACTCCCACTGTAAACAACAACCGAGTACTGAGTTAAAGCCTCATCAGCAATAAAAGAGTCTGCAAGTACTGGTCTATAACCTCTACTTGACATATAACCCTCCTTTATTTACTAACATTAGACTACATTTAATTAATAACACTACTAACCGCTTTCCTTTTGTAAAGCACTAACATTATTAGTCCTCATCGGAAAGTCCCTGCTCCTTGTCCTCTTCTTTGAACGCGGCGCTAACATGTACCAATGCATCTGTATAAGATACATCCTCATGCTCTTTCATATATTTCTGAACTTCCACTTCTAACTCACCATCAGTAAGTTTGTAAGTGTCGTCCCCTACCTTAACCTCATCTTTCAATTCACCCTCTCCCTCTTTACCATTAGGAGAAGCTTCCTTAAAGTCAACGAGTTTAGGAAGTTTACTGAGTAGATTCTGGAACGCTTCAAACTGAGATAACTCAGTCTCAATACTCTTCCCATCATCGCCTTTCTTCGTAAACGTGCCCAACTTATCCTCTTCATTTAGCTGCAAGAGAATAGCTTTTGCCTCTGTTTCGAACGCTGGTAGAACTTTACCAGATGTCTTCAGGTCTTTGAGAAAACTCTCAACCTTACTTTCTTTAGCCTGAGCGTGAAGTTTTACGTTCTCTTTCTCGGCTTCATCAAGTGAAGTTTTCATCTTCTCATAGTCTGTCTTCATCGTCTTAAGACCATCCAACTCTTTCTTGTAAGTATCCAGGTCTCCCTGAATCTTAGCCTTAGTTGTCTCGTCCTGTTCCTTAGCGAACTTCGCTTCTGCATCAGACTGCTTCTGCGCTATACCTTCTATAGCACTTGACAGAGTAGCCAGTTTTTCAACTATGTCTTTGATTTCCATACTTTCACCTCCTTCTTTGGATTTGTCTTTTCCAACCATCTTTGTCCCGCATTTAGGGCAACTCACTTCAGAACAAGGAGTTCCTTTATCATGTTCCTTTTGAAAACTACAACTAGGACAAACACAAACGCTAGAACCCCCATCACCTTGAGAAGGTCCCCCTTGTCCTTTACCATCCCCTCTTGCGAAAGAATTTTCAAACTTCATATCCTCTTCACCCTCTAGCGCATAAGTTATTCCTACTAATTCCTTGGTATCCAACAAGTTATCTTCCTTTGATAACTTAATGGGTTCCATACCTGCAACAGCGGGAATTTCATGCCCTAAGAGAGACACCGCAATGATTACGTCTTTGTATACCGTATCATCTACCTTGAAGCCGAGACGCAGTTCAATACTTCTTTCAGCAAATCTCTTATCTCGTATCCACTCTGCTACCTTACTAGGAACGAAATCGACATCTGCAAAGAGTCTTAAACTACCTCTCGTCTCTCTTGCTTCTATATTAACGATATCACCAAAGGATGCTAATCCTGCTAAAGACTCTTGGTCAGTTCTATGAGTTATCTTTAGCTTCGGAACAACTTGTTCCTTTAGTGCTTTGAAGTTACTCGCCATTCTCTTTATATCTTCTTCCGTGAACTTACGACCATTCCAGGTACCCACTCGAAAGATTTCCATTCCCCGAATGTTTACTAATGGCCCATCAAGGAAAGACGCGAGATTGAAATCCTTAACTGCTTTCGTAGCAGCTTCCGGAGATTCGCTATTAGCTACCTCTACCCAACGTTTCTTTTCTACTGGTGATAGTTTCTTAACGAACTTCTCTACATCGGCAATCTTCCACATGTGTACCTCCTATTCTGGTTTTTCTTTCTTTTCTGGTTTTTCTTTCTTTTCCGGTGTTGGTTCATCATCTACAACAAACTCTACTAGATGTGCAACATCATATGCACTTAAGGTACATTTCTCAAGTGCTGACTGAGGAATCAGTTCTACTGTCAGTTCTATCTCTTCCTCTGTAAACTCTTTCCACATTGCTCCAAACTCTCCTACCTTCTCTTTAGGAATCTTGAAAGAACCGTTCTCCCCTTCTTCCCCGTGTTTCTTAATCATCTCGTTTCTCGTATTCTCGATATGCTTCATCTCTGCTGTTATCTTTGCTGCCAACTTAGATAACCGATACGATAACTTGGACGGTAACTCTTTCGCTAGAACCTTATCTAACGCTTCCTTCTTCTCTAGTAACGCTGCAATCTTTATCTTCATACCTCTTCCTCCTTGCCCCTTTGGGGTCCGTTTGTGTACTTCCTTTTTACTTGGGTATCCATAATGACCGACTTCATATCCGCCATAAGCCTCTACAGGCCAGCCGGGATTGTTCATCCAAATCGTATCCTTCCCGACTAACCACTCTTTCTTCTCGTCATAATACTTTACCCACATATGTTTGCTAGGCTCGTGATGGTTGTTGCCCCACCAGCCATGACCGTAGCGGATAGACAGACCCTTGTTCTGGTATCGTTCTCCCCAGAGCAGGGCGTTGTCAACACAAAGACCATTAGCTTCCTTAAGCTTGCCTCCCGTAAGAAGCAAGCCTATAAGGATTAAGGTTATGAGTATGATGTATCGTTTCTTCATTATACTCCGATGTTTACATGTTGTAGTAGCCACGGGTCTTGGAATATAACTGCCAGACCTGTGCCGCACTCAGTTCTTCTGCCGTTACGAATAGTCTGCCTAGGTCACCTTGGAAATATGCCGTAGAAGTTTGTTGTTTTCCTATCATTGGAGTTGCAGCAAGATTTTCCATAGCCACATAAGAAGCATCGTTTGTAGCAGTTGATGCTACTGCGACTCCATCTACATAAAATGTTATTCCATCGGCAGCTGTTGCTCCACCCGTAGAATCATAAACCATTACTATATGATGCCACCCCTCAGATAAAGCAGCATCCGAAAGACAACTTGGGTTTTTACTAACACTCTGGTCGTATAATCCTATCCATAACTTTTCATCAGCACCTATGTGAAATAAATATTCTAAGTTACTTGAGTTCCACTTTCCAAGGATAGTCTGATTAGTAGCCCCTGCTACAACCTCTACCCATGCACCTATGCTAAACGGATTAGTACCACTATCATCAAAGCTCATGTCGTCTGTATCTGGTGTAGTTAAATACCCGCCAGCTGTTGCGTTTGGACTATATACATAAGCATTACCTTGAGTAGTCTTACTAGGTGCGTTAGTAGAAGCATAAGTCCATACCCTACCAGCACCATTCTCTAATCCTAGTTCAGTCTGTGCCGCTGCCATAGTTGCGTTAGTAAACCCTACAATGGCTACTGGTGCTGTAAGTATGCCTAGAAGGTCACCTGCTTCGGAATGTGTATTATCAGTAGCATTAAGAGCTGTTGATTTACCCCCAACTATCGAGGCTGTACCGTCACTTATCGTGCCACTAGACATTGAAGCTGTGCCGTCTGAGAAAGCATCACTAACCACCGTCCCACCATAAGTAATAGTACCACTTGTAGTGTTGTTTACTAGGGTTGTGTCGTAGAGGGTGACTACTCCAGATGTTGCTTGCAATACATCATAAGTTGCACCACTCAATACAGTATTATATGTGTTCACTATACAATGTACTGCACCTATACATAACAATGAATCTCTTGTTGCCTCTATATTGCTGTTGTATATATTAGTAGTAAAATCTGTGTTGGCAGCAACCCTGCGTATATCTATACCGTCAGAACTTCCAGTACCAGCATTTTCTATAACAACGTTGCTTATAGTGCCACCAGCGTCATAGAGCGTCATGCCTATAATAGTTGCACCAGTAGCTCCTGTTATCTTAACATTGTCAACTATAAGTCCTGAGAGTGGTGTTCCTGCACCAGTAGATACTATACCAATATCAGAAGCTCCAGTCATAGCTATCGTAAGGTTAGCTATACGGACATCATCAACTGTTATATCAAACACATTCTTACTAGCAGTAGCACAGGCTATAGTAGTATGACCAATACCCTGACCAACAACATTAATAGATTGAGCTATATCTATATCATCAGAGATAACATAGGTATCCGTACCAGCACCAGATGTGTTATCTCCACCCGCAAGAACAACAGTATCACCAGCTGTTGCTGCAGTAATGTAACTTTCTATAAGTAAGTGGTCATCTGTCCCACTTCCAGCAGGAACATACCATACGTTACCCGTAGTCCAGTTTATTGCTCCAACGGGAGAGAAAACTAAGTTAGTGGGTGATACTAATACTATGTCTCCTGTATCAGCAGTTATACTAAAGTCTCCTTGGTCATCCGCACTTAAGGCTAGCTCTACTTGAGGGTCTCCTGTATAGGCACCCTTTATCATACGAAACACATTACAATTACTTGATGCTGAACCCATCTGAAGAACCTGAGCACCATTTACATATACTCCTGCTCCAGAATCGAAGTTTACTATACCATTAGTTTCTCCGGGTCTTAAATACATATCTCCATTAGCACCATACGCAAGAAAACCTGCTACACTTCCTGCTTGCCATCCCACATTAGAATCTGCTGGAGCATTAAATTGAATGGCTCCTAATGCTGTTACTGTAATAGCATCTTCAAACAGTATTCTACTTGAGTCTGAAGCCTTCCCAATAATCTCTCCATCTGATAATAGTATGTCTCCACTTGCACCTCTTACGAATGTATTCAAACCACTCATAAGGATGTCCTTTGCTGCCCAACTACTACTCTGGTCAGCTATCAATAACTTATCCACCGGTAATGGAGTTATTATTGTCTCGGTTGGAAAGTTTATAGTTGTAGCCACTCTAACACCTCCTTAAGTCTTCCAAAAATGCATTGCAACTGCTGTTAGTATTGCTGTTAATATAATCCCCATTAGAAACCATTGTTTGTTAACTGCTCCTACTATGGTTTCGACTTTACCTTTTAATCCTGGAGTTCCATTTCCAAATATTACCTTATGTACCATATCCTTAAACTCTATCATAGTATCCATCTTAGTATCGATGCTCTCCATCTTTACCTTTATTGCATTCACTTCAGTAAATGTCCTGTCCATTACTTCATCATGTTTTGCACATTTATCCATTTACTTCTCCTTATCTTACTTCCACCTTAGCTCCGGCACCAACTCTCAAGTACAATAAACCAGATAAATCATCATTAATAGTAAGTGTCATCTTATCCCCAATACCCTGTTAGTACTGTTTGTCTTATCCATTCTTCTTTACCTGGTTCGAATATGAATAGAACTCCATACTGCGTAACCCTGAACTTCGTTTTACAACTAAGACACAAGAATGTTCTAGTCCCTAATGTGTCAGATAGTTCTATGATGTCTGTATCACCGCATTGTGCAATAGGACATCTCACTATAGGGTTCATATCCTGGTCATCAATAGGTTCTGTCCTTTGTGCATATGTTGTTATCTTGTTTAACCAATCTAATCCAAAGCCTGTTGCTCTTCCTAACTTAGTACTCTCTTTAGCAAAGTCACTTACTTCAACTCCACCCTTCTCTTCTATCTCTGGTTTAGATACTGCTGTGACTGAAGACCTACAACTGAAGTGAGCCGGAGGTGGTTCTATCTCGCCTGTCTTGAATATCTTAGCATCCATCCCTTCACAATAGGGACTTGTACGATTATCCAATACAGAAGTCCACATTAGGTATGGGACAAACTCTTTAACGTCGGGTGATTGAAACATTCTCATTCTACCTTCATTCAATGCTTCATTTACATTCGTTCTTACTATAGTCTCTAATCTTGCAGCGTTGAGTAACTTACCGTTCTTTATCTCCCCCTCTGCAATGTACTTCTGAAACAACGTATGAAGACTCTTCTGTGTATCCTTTAACAATCCATCTCTTATACCTTTCTCAATAATCAGTTTAGACTGACCTAGTACATACTCACTCTCTATACCAGATATGGTAAATGCTCTCTTATCATAGTAGTTCATCTCTATACTCTTAGCCAAAGGTATATTCTTCTTTGCTTTACCTTGAGGGTTATACGTTACTATCACTTTCCTGTTAAAGAAGTCTAATGCCTCTGACGGCGGGATTGGGTCCCATGGTTCGACTGCAAAGTCTACCTTTGAGAGTAATCCGAACTTACGTTTGATGGTTGCTGGGTAACCTACTGATATGATTTCTTCCATTGCATGTAGCTTCGAATCCAAGAATGTCTTTACTAGTACATCACGCAACTCCGTCTTGAACTCACCTACGTACCTTAACTGAAGTTTGTTTACTCCATTGATGTCTTTCTCCCGTACTAACTTATCTGCTTTCTTCATGATGTCATCTCTCCACTTGATACATATGGGAGTTAATGCATCTCTCAAAGCACTCTCTAAGAATAGCATCTCTTCTAAGAGTTCATCGTAGTCTGTTTTCTCTTCAAAGGAAGTCAACTCTCTACTAAGTGCCATCTTCTTAGGTTCCGCTTCTTCCTCATTAGGTATCTTTCTTCCTGGCTTACCTCCTGGGAGTTTACCTTTACCCTTCTTCTTAGGAAGTTCTTTAGGTTCATCTCCTGTCTTACCATCTGCTCCAATAGGTTTACCTGTTATTGGGTCAAACCCTTTATGTGGTAGTATTGGGTCTGGTGCTTTATCAACTTCACCTATTGCATTCTGATGTGGATACTTCTCTAAGTCTCTTTCTGGTAAGTTCATATATTCTCTTACCCATTCTTCTCTCTTATCTATCAATCCACCATCTGCAAGTATCTTTACTACTTTACTTCTTGCATCTGATTGGTCATCCTCTAAACTCTCAAACTTGAACTTCGGTAACAAGTCAATGTCTACCTCTCCAAAGTTCATTGCTATAAGAGGTCTTATGATTTGTTCTCCTACTACCATCTCTTCTAAGTCTCTACCCATCATCTCAAGTACAAACATGAATACATCGAAGTGCTTCTTACCTAATGCATAACTCCCTACCTCTTGCTGGTCTTGAAACCCTAACAGATTAGGTACTAATACTGCTCTTGCTATCATCCCGTCAAATCTGTTTATGGCTTCTCCATATGAGACCTTTCCATTTCTTGTTGCTTCTAACAACTCAAATGTGATGTTATCCGGCGTTCTAAAGCCAGATTTGGCTTGCAGGTTCTTCAGTATGCTGTCTATTTCATCAATGGCCGTCTTATTCAATCCTTTACCCTTTGCAGGATACTTAGCCATTACTGTAGGCATTCCAAACCTCTCATTGAAGATGTTCCACCATTTGATGTTTAACTTCTTACTCCACCAAGCAGCATAGGCGGCCCTTAAGTCAGATGTACCATAAGGATTACCATGTTCACTATTGTACGAGTATATAACAAACTTCTCTGGGGGAAATGGATTCTCAGATGACCCGAGGGCTTTACTATCTAATGTTGCTCCCATGTTCTCAAAGACAACTCCTATTACGTTGTTATGATTATCACACTTGAAGTCATAACCATATGGTTGTCTACTACCTAACTTCATAAGACCTATCTTACCTTTGTGCTCTCCTTCTTCGTATATACCAAATACCTTTTCAGATAGAGAATATCCAAACTCTACTGCAGTCAGCAGATTCAACAAGTCATTCTCAAACGTACCTTTCATCTTCTTGAATACATACTCAACAAAGTCTGCCATCTTTACGCTTTGGTCATTAGTCTCATCACCAGGATGTATTGCCCAACCTGTACTAAGTCTAGCAAACTTCTTAATCGTAAGAGATGCTTTGACTTGGTCATCAGTCTTCATATCCTGATATATCCTAAGTCCTTTCTTCCCTACTAGACTATCTGGGTTATACTTCTTAAGCATAAATGAAGAGTTCACATTGTCTTCACTGCTACTAATCTCTTTCCTTAGCTGTCCATCTGTAGCAGGAATCCTCTTAGTAGCAAAAAGGTTCTTAATTGTGTTTACGATTTCCATAGTTTCTCCAAGTCCTCTACAGTTTTGAATTCATTGGTTACATTAGTATGTGGCTTATGTTTAATCCCTGAAAGCTTTTCTTTTCTTCTTAAGTCCGCCTGTAGATGCTTATACACTAGTCTACCCACCGTAAGGATATCACCAATACTATAAGCATGGAACAACTCTCTCCATCTTCTTTCTGGCATCCTTATAAGTAGTAAAGCAACATCCACCATTATATTATTCCTTTATATAGTACGTTCCCTAACAAATGTAGTCTTATGACATCTTCCACAAGGCGGTAATCTATCACTCTTATCATCTAGGAACAAATCTTCATTACACTCTATACATACGTATGCTCCCTTGCCTGGCTTCTTACCTGTCTTGTATAACTTCTTTCTTCCTATCATCTCTTTGGTAAACTTAACTACGGGTCTACCTAGTTCTACTTTTCCGCTATCTTCTTTACCAGCATCCATATAAACCCCACCATCAATAATAAGAATATCATCTTTAGAACCTCTTGTATGTGTAGTGGTACTTGCATCGCCCTTCTCCTTTATATCAGTAAACATACTATCTAATATGTTACCGCACTTTAGACATCGGCAATCCTTTAACTTACAAACTGATAAACATTGGTTACATATCTGTCTCATCTCTTACCCCCTCTGGTCTTATCAAAGTTAATCATAGAAGTAAGAGTATGACTGTTTACCTCTAACTCTCTTACTACTGTTTGTCCTTGTTGTATAATCCCATCTGGATTGGCTCTTAACATTGTTTCTAACTCCTTCGGATGTAACTTATTATCTCTATCATGTGCTATAACAAACACTTGACTTATCTTCATATCCCTCCTATTGATTAGAGGGGCTACTCCATATTATCTTGACTGGCCATGTACGTTTCATCTTATACGTCTTACTATCCATCCCAGGGTCGACTATGAAGTTTCCCCTCATCCGAATTCTGACGTGTCTCCCATTTACCCACTTTCCTTCTTTTAGTACCTTAACTGTTCCTCTCTCATAAACGTAATCCCCTTTGGCTAACAAGGTACCTTTTTCATCAATGAGTTCACAGTCATTAATCAATCCATCTTCTTTCATCTTAGTCACCACTATGTCTACCCTTACATCACAATCCCAACTCTCAGGATGGTTCGGTCCATCTAACCATAATGCATGCGACAGTGATTGATACTTCTTAGCAATATCTCTTAACCTTTTCTTCTCTTTAGATAGACAACACATTACGCCTCATCCTTCTCTTCTGTTGTGCTCTTAATACTATTGATACTGAAGTTGTTCCTATCCTTAAACTCTTCTACTTTACCTTTATTCCATGTTTGAACGGGTCTGAAGAAACCTGTTACTCTACTGAACACTTCTACGTTACATTCTTTACCCATTACTTACCCCCTGTTATCTTACCAAGTGTGGGTCCCCATAGAGCGCTCTTTGAATGCTCTTTGATATGAGTAATCATATCCCTCATTTTACTAAAGCAACCCTTCTCTTCCATATCATCTAGGATTCTATCGTGTTCTACTTTTTCTTCTTGTGCTATAGCATCTCCATTATACATTAGAAGTCCTCCATGTTTGATAGTGCAGTATCTCTTAACCCATCATCTCTTTCTTCTCTATCATGCCTGTTCTCTGCTACAGATGAGATTGGGACTATCCTTGACATATCTCTATTTGTCCCTTGTGCACTATCCTTGAAGAATATCATACTACCTTCTTCGTTTATCTTGTTTGCTATGAAATCGTATATGTCTGCGTGAAAGTAATGGTCAGGTTTACCAAACTCTTTATACTTTGCTACTTCATTACCATCGGGTGCTTTCTCTACTACTCTTAGTGGGGCACACATCTGATTGAAGAACTGAGGTATGAACTCTGCATTACTTGGTAGTGTTATCTGTCTATGTTGATATTCCCCTACTACATGGTCACCCGCTTGAGTCCTATTGATGTTAACTGTATCTGCTCCTTCTTCCTCATCTTCTTTTATCTCTAGTAAGTCTTTACGTTTATCATCTGAAGGCCAATAGTATGCTAAGTATACCCTACCTATGAATCTCTGTTGGAACTCTTTACACTTCCGTGTTTCAGGGTTAGCATCTATCACACATACATCTACATTGTACATTTCCATCAATGAGTCTAACTCTTCGAAGCTAGTCAATGTACAAATATGAACTACCCTTCTCTTGTTGTCTACCAACTCTGATATCCTAACGTTCAATACTGTTCCTACATCTACTCCCATAGTACAATGGTCTGCTGGAGTTGGGCATTGATATGTTGGGTCTACACATGCTCGTAAGTCTCCCTTTGCTAATCTGTTACCTTTAGCTGCATATGGTAAACCTAAGTCTGAATTGAAGAACTCTTGTATTTCGAACTGTGCTATACTCTGACTGTTCTCTATCATCTTTGCTATATCAGTTCTTGCACATATGAGTTTATTGATATGATATCCATTGATACCTTTCCTCTCTGGATACTTAGCTACCCATTCTCCCATAGCTAACCTATCTATTTCTTTCTTACAATCCATACATATGACTTTACCTGTTTCACAGTTTACGTTCTTCTCCCATGTCAATGTTTGCTTTAATCCACAATGATTACAAGGTATGAACCATTGCATCTGATTACTATCATTATACAGTTTGTCTATACCATCATCAGGATACGTAGGTGTACTAACTGCTCTACTCCATTTCAAATCACTATGACCTAATCTCTTCTCTCCTCTTGCTAATGTACCTTCTGTTAACTCATCCAACTCATCATATAACATACAATCACTATCAATAGTCTTTAGCTTATGAGGTTTACGACTTCCTCTAAAGTATATGAATGCTTTACCTATCTTCTTTAGTCCTATGTTATCTGTTGATGTTAATCTCTCTAGTAGATATGGGCAGTCTTGTATTGCAGGGTTTACTCTTCCATGAACAAACGAACTTAACTCAGGGTCAGCAGGTTGTACTATAGTTGAGTTCATTCTATAGATATCTGCTAACCAGAATGCGATATTCATCATCCATTCACTTACTCCACATTGTGCTGATTTCCTAACGACGATGTATGGATGGGTATCTTCATAGATTCCTATGAGATACTTATGACCATCAAATGATAAAGGTTTACCTCTAATCGTTCGATGCTTGGCCGACCAAAGCGCTAGATTCTCCCTTGTTCTCTCTTTCAAGAGCTTCGAGGATAACGCCGTCG